AGTTTTTTAAAAACTCTATTCCTTCCTCTACAGACTTAGCACCTTTGACCGCAGTCATCACTTTAGGAAAGCCATTCTTTCTCATGTGGCTGATTGTTTCAGGTCTAGCAGAATCAGCAACAATAGGCCACTTCTCTGCGTCTGGCACTTGCATAAACAGCTCTGGCGTGTTAACAATCTCGCAGCCAACCATGTAAGCCTCGTAATCAATGTATAAAGTCCTGCCTATAATATGGCAGCGCACTAGCACAGTCGGATCAATAGCAAAACCCCAGTCAGCACCAAGCCTATGGATTGCATCTGCTGGTGCTTCAAAGTCATCAACAATCCAGTTTCTAAATACTCTGGCATTGCTGTTACGCAGATACTCGCCTTGCCAAACGTGCTGATACTTATCAGGGTCACGCTTTAAGTCGTAGTACATTTCATCTTTGAGTACATCAGGAAACCAAGGGTTCTCGCTGTAATTGACTTTGATAACAATTGCATCACCAGGCGGCTCTGGGCCACGCAATAGAAAATCAACAGGATCAGACTGCTGCCGAGGATTCCAAGTAAACCAGAGTTCAGAGTTTGGCTTACGGATTGTTGGTCTAAGTAAGTCTAAGCTGGATTGACTAAGGCTCTGCGCTTCCTCTACCCATGCACAGTCATAGCCCTCTAGCGATTTAATACTATCGGCTGTATGGTTCTGCATACCTTGAAAGATAATTGCACCATCGCCCTTACGTGATTTGATGACAGAATCCTGCACCTCAAAGTAAGCACCAGCGTTCATCGCTTCAATCTTAGTTTCAAGCAACCGCTTCACCGATTGGTTGAGTGACTTCTGTATCTCACGCACACAAACACTGCGCCTCTTTTGGTCTAGGATGTGGGCTTCAATCATTAGCTCGGCAAACATATGTGACTTGCCAGAGCCACGACCACCCCATGCGCCTTTGTATCGTGATGGTTGCAGTAATGGCAAAGCCCACTCTGGTGTGGACAGTTGCAGGGTTTTAGTCATTCTTAATGATAACTCGTTCTATCTTGGTAAACTCTAGCGCAGCACCATCAGCACCAGTAAGCTCATGCTTTTGGGTTTCTGCCCAGCGCATCTGTGTCTTACTCCACCAAATAGCAGCAGTAGTATCGCCAGCCAACACCTTATTGAAAAGTGTCTTACCTACTTGTGCATTGGCTTTAGCTTTACCTGATTGCAGTTCTGTTATGAAATACTTACGAAGTGTGTCTGCGTCTATTCCATCACGCACTAGCACCGCAATCTGCTCGATTGGGATTCCATATCCTGACAAGGCTTCTACCTGTTTTTTCTCGGCATTCGTTGGCTCAAATGCTGGTCTGCCAGCACCTTCTCTAGCTCCACCGTTCTGCTTTTTCTTTTCTAGCACCGATTTTTCAGTTGGTTTCTTTTTTGTTTCCATGTGTAACCTCCGCGAAAGGTTTATTAGTGTCTGCGTGAACTGCTATCTTACCTGTAAATTCTTGCCAGCGTTTAACTATTACATCGCAGTAATGTGGTTCAAACTCCATCATAAAACATGATCGTTTAGTTTTTTCACAAGCAATCAATGCTGAACCACTACCGCCAAATAAATCTAATACAGTATTAACTTCTTTAAAATAATCAAAAGACCATTCAGCTAGTGATACTGGTTTTTGAGTTGGATGGACTCTAGGCTGATTGCGTTCACTATCTTTATTAAAGCCTTTCCAAAGATGCCTAAATATTCTAACGCTTGACCATTTGGATTTAACCCATGCTAGTTCACAATCTGATTGAGTGTCTTTCATTTTATCGTCAACTCGTTTATCCCAAACAAACCAATTGTTGGATTGTGGCAAAGCATGACAATAATAATTTGCACCCCACCAAACTTGCCTTTGTACTTGTAACACACCCTCTACAATTTGATAAGCCTCGACCGCATAATCAATAGTATCGTCTTTAAAATCTTTTAAATTATGATTTTTAGCTAAACCAGTTTTTCTTGCTGTTCTGTCACCTTTTTCATTAATCCCATAAGGTGGGTCTGTATAACATAAATCAATCTTGGTGCTATTAACTAACTTCTCTACTGCATTAATGCTTGTGCTATCACCACACATCACACGATGGTTGCCTAATATCCATACATCGCCTAATACAGTAACTGGATTGATTGGAACTTCAGGCACAGCATCCTCATCAGTCAAGCCTGGCTGAATCTGCTCAGGCATCAATGCTGCAATCTCATCGGCAGTAAAGCCTGTTAAGTCTAAGTCAAAGTCCAAGTCTTTCAGTTCGCCCAACTCTAGTGCAAGCATCTCGTTATCCCACCCAGCGTTTAAAGCAAGTTTGTTATCGGCAATAATGTAAGCACGTTTCTTTGCATCACTCCACCCAGCAGCTACCATCACAGGAACTTCTTTCATGTTTAACCGTTGCGCTGCTAGTGTTCTACCATGACCTGCAATGATGCCACCATCCTCATCAACCAATACTGCTGTGGTAAAGCCCCACTCTTTGATGCTTGCTGCTATCTGTGCTATTTGCTCATCGCTATGCGTTCTTGAGTTACGAGCATACGGCACTAGCCTGTTAATGTCCCACTGTTCTACTTTGTCTGCTGGATTTTTCATAATAGATTTAAACTACTCCCACTCACATAAGTTTTAGATATTTTTGCAGATAACCTATCTGCCTTGCGTTGCTGTGTATATTTTTCCCTTAGCACTCCACTATCAAAGCTAATTATCGTTGCGCCTGGTGTCTTTTCTTTTTCAGGTTCAACTTCAGCCTTCACTTTAACTTGATAGCTACGATCAAGGGGCTTTAAATCAGCTTTGGTAAAGTTTTTAATGGTCTGATAATGATATTTGTCCTTTGCATTGGTCTTGCTGTCTCTTATGGTTTTGCTAACAAAGCCGTTACTGCTTAGGTATTCAGCCAGCGATCTAATCGAGCTGCTGTTAGCTTTGTAAAAGTAAGCAAACAATTCAGAGATTGTTCTGGGTATATGGCAGTAAGCACAAAACTCTTTGTAGCGTTCTAAGCGTTTTAAATCGCTGGGTGATGGCTCACTCTGCTGTTTTAATTTAAACTCGCTGTAGCCCTTCACAGCATCCTCTGGTGTGTCGTATGCACCAATCTGAACCATCCTGCCATGCACTCTTGTTTGCGCTGCCCACTTTCCCTTAGCTTTAGAGAAGTAAATCCCACTCATAATAACCCTTTCAGTTTCTCCAGTAACTCCAGCTCTGTGCCAAAGTTTGTTTCAAATGCTATGCGCCCAGCATGGATAGCAACACCATGACCACCGTTGCGATGATGGTTTGGACATAGCGGTATAACGTCTTTGCTTTTCATACCCATTCCAGCACCAGTTCTTAAGTGATGTATCTCGGCAGGTGATTGACAAACAATACAACCCAGCTCCACCACCTTGTTAAAGTAAGCACGTTCAGCCTTGGTCATTAGTCTTGCAGCCAAATATCATGTTCTGCTGCCCATCGTTCAACACGTTCCATAAATTCATTTAACTCAGCTACGTTGCAATCAGCCGTTGATTTCAATTCCGTTATAACTTTACCGCTTGATGTTCTGTATTCATTGTAACCAAGCCATCTGTCTTTAAACATTACCTTCCACCACATAGCTGGATGATAAAGATTGTCACTAGCCATAACATTGGCTGCAATCTCAGTAAACAGTAAATGCAATCGGTTGTTCTGCGGCAATGATCGTTTAGGTTCTTGACCACACGTTTTACATTTCATTTGCTTGCGCCTTCGCTTCATCGGCAGTCGAGTAAAAGCCTTTTAGGTCATTTAAACGGTATAAACCGTATTTGATTTTATCGCCTAGGTGATATTTAGCAATAGTCCAGTCACCACACTTAATGCAGTAATCAGATACTTTAGTCCAGATCATCGTCTGCCGATCTCTTTCAATACTAAATCAGCCAAGTTCATAATCTCAATGCTATTAGATACAGATGGCCCGTCATCTTTAACCACGTTTGTAATGCCATGCGTTACAAGTTCATATAATCTCTTTTCCAATCTAACGCCCCACTTCCTCATGCTTAAGCTGTTATCAAGCCTACGATCTAAGTCATTAGGTAAGTATTCAGCATCACCGCTATTGTGTAGCGATATTAACCAGCCTTTAATATCAAATGGCTGTCCATGAAATGATTTGCGTATGGTTAGTATTAGATTAACCAATTGCTCATGCTGGCGGTAACGATGCGTTATGGTTGCCCAGTTACCAGAATCAGCCCTAAAGTGTGCAGCACACATCCAATCATTGACTGGGCCACTGGTTGAACTATTCAACGAGCCCGGCATGATGCATCCGTAACACATACACATTCCATCAACTGACTTAGGACTGCTTTCAACGTCTTGTTCTTTTTTAGCCCATTTCATTTTTTAGCCCCTTTGAGTTGTTTAATCTTATAGCTTTTAATAAATGCGTGTTCCCACTCACCTTGGGTACGCTGCATAGCTGGTTGCGTTACCCAGTATGTCCTAAACTCTAGGAACTCATCAACTGGATAATCATCACCAAGTTTCATGCCAGCAATCTTAGCTAATGTTTCAAAGCTATCAGAAGGTGTCCAATCACCATACATTGAAAACTTTTGACTTGAATAAGTAAACTCGGTGGGTGGTGGTGGGTTTGCTATCTTTAACTCAATGACTCTACCACCTCCACCAACTGGTTCTTGGTTAATGGTTATTGGTTCTTGGTTATTGGTTAGGGGCGCACTTGGGTTATTTTCGGTTGCCATGTGGTTATTATCTAAAACCACTTGGGTTTTATTTGACGTATCTATTGGCTTACGAGGTCTGCCACCTAGCTGACCATTGACTCTATTCTTAGCAAACTGAACTCTATAATGCTCTAGTTCTTTCTCAATACGGCTGTGAAAGTAACCAGAATCAGTTAAAACAAAGAAATCAGACAACACATTAGTTAGAAAATGTAACTCATCAGAACCCAAACGTAACCTACGCATAACCACTTGGGTTTCTTTGGGTATTGGCTTTTCATCTAAGTAATACCAATCGATTAACTGTCTGTATATGCCATGTTCTAATATAGATAGATGCGCTGTGTCTGCACGATAATCACCTATATTAAATTGATAGTAGTGCATTTCAATATCCTTTCAGTAGCGGGCTGGATTGACTGCCCAGCAAGTAAAAACCACGCAGGAACGCAAACGGATAGTTACCGACTCCGCTAGTGAAAAAATACTGAAAATTGAATGTCATTTGATACGTTCCTTTTTTGGTATCGGGTGTCAATGCCGATAAGTCATACTAATTTAAATAGATTTAATTGTAAAGTAATCATTTATTGCCTGTTTAGCTTCATCAAACCCATAACAAACCACAGCTTTATAACCCATAGCAGTTGCCACAGTCATAAACTCTTTCTGGCTGCTGGACACCTTACCGCCCTTAACCTTCATCTCAATAAATAAGCCATGATACTCGGCTGCAGGGATCATTAAGAATAAGTCAGGCACTCCAGCCATGCCACCCTCTGCCTTTAACTTAACTGCTGTTCCTATATGTCGGACACCACCGTTAGGGATCGCCCACAAGCATTTAGCAAACTTTGGGTACTGGTAGCGAAACCAAATAACGGTTGCGACCTGTTCTGCGTGTTCGTTCATTTTTCTAATCTTTCTTTAAGTTGGTTGAAAGCGGTTGTTGCGCAGAGTGGGACTTGTCCGTTACCAATGGCTTTAAGTCTGTCCATCCCATAGGCCACCCCATCAGCCACTCTACCCACGTTGGGTTCAGCTTGCCACCAGCTTGAACTGCTAAAGTTTCCGAGTTGCGATTTAATTCTGATGGACTCTTTCCATTGTCCTTCCACATTCTCGCTGTTGGTGTTGCATAACTGTCCCTCACTGCCTGGTTGATTGTGTATTGAGCTGGTTGACCGCTTTTCCGTATTGGTTGCCAATCTGGTTGCGTTCCTCTCATCCCCATGTTTGCATCTGGAGTCGGCCACATCTGAACTGGTTGCTGTGCTGGAAACATTCTTTGACCTACTACTGTTTCTAGGTTTGGGTTTCTCTTGTCGTTCCAAGCTGATTCTTGCGTTATTGTTGATGCCATTGCAGAGCAACTCCTTGGAGTCGGCCATTGTTCCATCCTCTTTTTCAATGCTTTCCTGCTGTTGCTGCCCCCATCCAAACCCGTTGTGTTGGGTGTGTGAAAGAATGTTTCGTTGTTTGGCAACGATCCAGATTCTTTCTCGCCTGTGTGGTGCGCCAACATCGGCTGCAGATAACACGCCCCATTCCGCATCGAACCCCATCTTGGCCAAGTCTGCAAGGACAACTCCAAGTCCTCTAGTAGTGAGCATTGGGCTGTTTTCCACAAATGCGTAAGTGGGTCGTACCTCGCTAATAATTCTTGCCATCTCTTTCCACATTCCACTTCTTGCACCTTCAATACCTGCGCCTTTACCTGCTGCGCTGATATCTTGGCATGGAAAGCCCCCAGATACGACATCAACAATTCCTGCCCACGGTTTTCCGTTAAAAGTTGTGATGTCAGACCAAATTGGGAAAGGCTCGAGAATTCCATCGTTTTGTCGTTGCGCCAGAATTTGGCTTGCGTAGGCATCACGTTCAACTGCGCAGACAGTTCGCCATCCAAGCCCCCCCCCCCCCCCGAGTATTCCGCCACCAGCACCTGCGAAAAGAGCCAACTCATTCATTGCTCGCCTTAAAGAACACATACAATGATTCAATCAAAGCATAACTGCTATCACCGCCACTAGCTATCTTGTCCAGGCGATAACGGTTAATGCCAATCTCTGCTGCCACAGCCTTGATGTTTATCTTAGGGTCGTTCAGCTTGCGTCTTACATATTCTAATTGTGTTTCCATATTGCTCTCCTAAAACCGCATTATAATTTAAATTAAAAATAAATGTAATATATTTATAAAATAGGTTGCATTTTAGTTTTACATCATTTATAGTTCTTTCACGTACCAAGCAGGTGCGATTTACTGGAGCTACAAAATGACAACAGCAACAACTTCAACACAAACTCAAGAACAAATTGAATGGGATATGCAATGCTACGGCTGCACATCACAGTCTTTACGCAAATCCTTAGACAATGACATCTCAGCAAAAATGACTGGCAATTACTTAATGGTTGTTGCAAGCATGATGTCTGATGCACAACAAGAGATTGAGTTTGGTATGGATGAGTCAGCAAGACAAACGCTTAATCGTGCCAAGTTTGTTTTATTCAACTATGTAATGAATGACAACGAATAATTAACGGGGCGCAAGCCCCTACAAAGGACACTATTATGAAATAC